TCATTCTCTAGATTTACTGATAAAGCGCCCTATCTTATCCTCTTTAATAGCATTTATCATTTTCTTATTAAGAATAAAAATATGTGCGCCAATCTGTGCAAGAATATTCTCGATTCTATTTATATTATCTACCGGTTTAGATAATATCAAGTTCCCACTCAATGCAAAACGTGGTTGAATATTACGCATAAAATAATCACTGCATTCCTTTCCAAAATAGCCATCAACCAAGGCATGTAGTCTATCTTTTTGAGCGCCCCACATCTCCAATTGCAAACATAAAGATTCCCTATTAGCTCGTATTTTCAAGCTATCTCCCTGCTTATAGGAAGAAAGCAACTTTATAGTCTTATACTGTCGATCTCCCATTAAAGTACTGAGTTCAGAAAAAATTTCTTCTGCCTTTTTTCTATCAGTTTCCAATTTTGAAAGTTCGTTCTGCTCACGCCAATTCTGATTTTGAAAATACGCCCCTAGAATACTTCCAATAAATCCCAAAATAAGAGCATAGATTGTTTTTCTTACATAAATCCAAAATAGATGTCTTCTTATACCATTCATGAAACTTATTTTTATAATATACAATATGATCACTACATCTCGTCAGACCAGCTGTGCATTTTATACAATTTATTATGTCCGATAATACACCGTTCCCTCTTCTCCTGTTCCTCAGTTTGACATGAAAGATTAGTCATTCTTTTACACATATTCCCAAGAGTGCAATTATTGACTATTTCATCTCAACTGCAAGACCAGAGGCAGACCAAGTCCCATTTTTAGAATTATACGATGTTTGAAAGTTTATCAAACCATTTGCACCCATTGCCTTAGCCTCAGATACAATTTTATCCATCATTCTTTTTCCCGTGGGAGCATACTTATTTGAAACACCTTTATAGCCTTTATAGGGAACGATCTTTTCAAGATTATCACCACTTTCACCCTTAGGTAATTCACCAGAAGAAAATACAACCTCAATATTAGATATTGGTTGGTAATTAAAACCTGTTACAGTAGGGCTAATTATAAAGCCCTCTTTAATATATTCCCTGTAGTCAACCACATACACAGATTCCTTATACATTACCTTATTACAGCTGGCTAATAATGCAATTGCAAAAAATGCTAGAACAAGTTTTTTCATATCATTTTAAATTTTATAATTAATATCACAACCGTTGAAATGAGAGAATTTAATAATCATCTCCGTTTTTAAACTTTTGCAATAAAAGGAACTCTTCTTGAGTTATCTTTTTATCATTCAATAGCCTCTTATATCTAGCTACGTCTTTTTTTATTTGTAACAAATGAACTTCTTCATCACTTATATTAAGTTTTTGCTTTTTCTTTTCAATTGCTCGGTTTTTTTTATACAACTCATAGGATAACTTAAATAACTTTTCTAAGTCTGCCATTAAAGGTTTGCATTGATAAAAATCCGTTATCTCAACCCTTTGTATCTCGGTAGGAAAAGAATAATTAGCAAATCTTATCTCTGTTTTAGTTTTGACTTTACTAATATCATAGTCACAAAGGGCAAATGTTTCTTTCCCATACTCTAGTTTAAGGCTATCCATAATACTATTAACAAACATCTGTCGATCTTCTAAGACTGCTTTCCTCGATAATGTAAAAGCTTTATAAAACACGCTGAGAAGATTTTCAATACCTAAATCCATCTTCCCATTGTAAGCAAGTAGAAATTGAGCATTAGAGAAGCCTGATACATCGGTCTTTTCATGAATCCCTAACAACATATCAATACGTCCCATCATTATGCAAGAATGAATAAGAGCATGCTCTGTATAGCTTTGAAATGACTTGTTTTTATGTACATTACGTAATCTTATGATTTGGTTAAATGCTTTTTCGAAATTATCAGTAAGCAAATGACGTTCAAGACCATAATAATAAAGAAAAACATATCCTATATCAATAGGCTGTTCAACGTTACGAAGCCAATTTAAATATTTAAATCTCTGCCCTGGGGTCAATTCTATATAATGAGGCCAATATGGTAAAGGAGAAACATCGTACTCTTCAACTATTGGAAGATGAATGTGTATGGTACTGGGGTCAACAGCCGTCCTCTCATTAGAATCACATCTAATCCGTCCATTTTCATCAATATGCAATGAGAACATAACCCCTCCCCTATAGTTAGACGGAATATCATTATCATAAGAAATAAAGAGGAGATCTCTATTCTCTATTTCTTTAACTACAGATATAGAATTAGTATTGTCTTTCATTGTACTTATTTTATAAGATTATATTTGACAAACAAAATACTATTTTTTCATCAAAACATTAATCAATCTTTCTTTTTCTTCCAATAATTTATCCCGGCCTTCTATCTCTGCCTTTAGATGACGAATTTCGATTAATGCATCTTCCAATTCATCTTGGCATTTTGCAACTTTTATATTTCCATTATTATCTCTCCCAACCACAACATTCGAATCGCCATTGAAAGTTTGGTTTACATCTAAAGAATCGAAAAGATAGCCTACTGGTATATTAAAAAACTTAGCAAGGTTTTCTATTGTACTTATCTTAGCATCAGATCCATTAAGAACATTATCCAATGTAGGCCTTGAAATAAGGCATTTATCAGCTATGGCTTGCTTACTAAGCCCACTCATCTCTATTAATTTTTTTAGCTTTGACACGTCCATCTCGAAAGTTTTATTTCTTTTTATTGAAAGTTTATTTTCATTTTATTGCAATTTTATTTGCATATAAAGAAAATGTAGTTTACATTTGCACTATAAAGTTAACGAAAACGATTTGTAACCAACAAATATTTTGAATATAAAATCAATAAAATAGAATACTTACTCTAATTAATCAACAATTATGGAAGCAAATTATGAAGAAATTAAAAAGAATCTGCCAATGGGATGGCAAAAGAAAATAGCCGATACAGTCGGGTGCTCTCCCATAACAGTGACAAACGTTTTGGGCCGACGAAGTGACAAAAACATGAAGTCACGGTATGCTATCGACGTACTAAGCTGTGCAATTAAGATGGCAGAAGAACACAAGAAAGCCATTGATAAAATCTCTAATCAAGCAAAATCTCTATAACAATGGAATTAGCAAATACTACACTAACCAAAAGAGAAAACCAGATTGCCGGCTTGGCCGCATGCGGTTTAGCTAAAAAAGAGATGGCCGACAGACTGGGCACTGCCTACGGTACCATCAATGTGCTCTTGGATAAAGCATATAAAAAGACAGGAACAAGCAAACTGAATGAGCTTGGCTCTTGGTGGCTTAATAGAGCATTTGCTCTAAACATAGACTTCGCACAATTGCAGAAAACAATCATTGCGATGTCACTATTAGCACTCATCGTTTTCCAACTCACATTCGACATCAACGTAAACGCTCGCGCAATGCGGAGATCACGAATCAAGGAAAACGGAATTGAAGAGATATACGAATTCTAAATCATAAACCACAGGCAACATAGCATAGCGATGTGAATGCGTTTCGGATAGTTAACAAGCTCAAGACCCTTTATATACATAAAAAAAGAAACAGCCTAAGATTATGGATAGATACATTGAAAATATCATTGCAAGTAGCATCAAGATTGGAACAATTCAAACTTTGAAGTCACTTGGTTTACTCTCCGAAGTGATAACAATAACACAGGCAGAGAGAATATATGGAAAACGCCTAATAAAAGAATGGCGCGAAAAAAGCTGGATAAAACTTTATCCGGCAAGGAATAAGGAAAGGGGAAGATATTACGTAAAGAGGTCCGAAGTTGAAACGGCCAGTTCGATGATGGACATTTACAATAAATTACCTGATAATATCATTAGCCAAATTATAAAGAATGAATAACAAAGTCTCCTCATCCCCTACCCTAGCCAAGCTCCAGGAAGAAATGGGGCGAAGACTAAAAGAGCAGGAAGATCAGAGAAATAACTCTGTAAAGACTGAAATCAAATTCACTCCGGGAGGACCAAGGCCGACTACCGAAATAGACCTTGCCATAATGAAGGAATACAGAGAAGGCCGTTACTCCGGTGATTAATAACTATTTAAAACCAAAAGATTATGTCAAACGCTATTCAAGTCAAATTAGAAGATTTAAACTCTCTTCCGGCAACAAAGATTGTCGAGAATGAAAATGTAGAGAAGAAGTTCATCCAAATGTATAACGCAATTTGGGGCTCTCAGATGGGAGAACAAGTATATCACAAAGAAGTATTCAACTTCCAAAAGTTATTGCGTGAAAGCCCGGCTGTTGCAGAATGCAGCAAGATGTCTCTATACGGTTGCTTCCTTGACATGGCCGTAAATGGACTATCACTTGATAATACAAGCCATCCTCATTGTTACTTAATTCCTCGCAACGTAAAGACGGGACACAAAGATGAAAGCGGCAGAGATGTATATGAAAAACGCGCATCTGTATCTGTAACAGGTTACGGCGAATTAATGATGCGCATGCGTGCCGGGCAAATACGATATGCAGACAATCCGGTGATTGTGTATGAAGGTGATATCTTTTCAATTAGCCTAGACAACGGAGTTAAAAAAATAACCTATTCAGCTGCTATTCCACGTAAATCTAATAAAGTAATAGGTGCCTTTATTCGCATCGTTCGCTGTGATGGCTCTGAAGATTACCAATGGCTTCTTGAAGGCGACATCCAACGCCTAGCCAAATTCTCGGCCAAAAATAACTCCTATTACAAGAATGGCCAACGTGTGGAAGGTAAAGCCAATGACCTTTACTATTCACAAGACGGAGGCATTGACCCGGGATTTCTTGAAAACAAAATGATTAAGCATGCCTTTGATGCCTATCCCAAGGTACGTACCGGACAATATACAATCATGCAAAGTCAAGAAGAGGAAGCAGTTATTGACTACGGAATTGAAACAGGTGAAGGAACTGACGATTATTCAAAAACGCCATTTGGAGAAGACAAACAGCTAGAAGCTCCGGTTCCCGTTCAAGTGGAAGTCACCGAAGCAGACGAAAACGAAGGATTTTAATAACTATTTAAAACCAATCATTATGTCTACAGAATTAATAAAAGTAGAAGAATTTTCATCTATTATGAAGACAGCTCCTGGTATGTTGCAACGCAATCAACAATCAGTAGAAGGAGCTAACAATGCAGGTCAAACGCTTCTTGATACAATAGAGGCCAATGGAGGTATGAACGACGCTCTTGATGCACAAATTGCATCCTATCTTAATAAGATCAAGGTGACGAAAGATAATATGGAGACCAGACGTAAGCCATTAACCCAGCTGTTTGATCAGATGCGTAAAGTATTCACATCACTTGAAAGCGAAGTAGACACAAAGAATATGGCTACTATTCCCGGTAGGCTTGTTGACATGCGTAATAAGTACGCTGCACAGAAAATAGCTGAAGAGAAAAAGCGCCAAGCCGAGGCATTAAGAATGCAGAATTTTAATAATGAAAAAGCATCGTATAAGAGTTCCTTGGAATTGGCTTTGAGTCACCACTACAATGACTTCTTCAATAATAAAAGCGCTCTCATTTCACAGGTCTGGAGCAATATCAATTTCGCAAATTTTTCAGAAAAAGCAAAAATGATTCAAGAATGGCCTTTGATATATCCTCAGGAACATTTCAACATGTTCCGCGATACATTCTGCTCTATCTATCTGGACCCGGAAACCAAAGCAGCCATCAAGACAGAAGTGATGAGAGGAAAGTATGATTCATTTGCCAAACAATATCGATTCGACATGGAAGATTTAAGGCAGTCATACATCGATCGCCTGCCATCCCTTCAAAAAGAGCTAGAGGAAACCGAAAGAATCCGAAGAGTTAACGCAGAAGAAGCTAAACGCATCGAAGCTGAACGCAAGCAGAAAGAGCTGGAAGAGCAAACCAAACGCGATCTCGAGGCTAGGCAACAACAAGAGCGTGCCAAAGCAGAGGCAGAAGCATCCGCACAGGCAAGCCAAATGAATTCACTCTTTGACTCTGCAGCAGCTGCCACCATTGCGCCAACTCCTGTGAAAGCTAAAATCACAGAAAAGATACAAGTGCTACATCCGGCCGGCATCATTGAGATATACCAAATGTGGTGGATTAATGAAGGGCAAAACCTTCCTATTGATGAGCTTGAAAAGATTCATAAGAAGATGATAACCTTCTGTGAAAAGAAGGCAAATAAGGATGATGAGCGCATCAAATCACAGTACGTGCAATATATCGAGGACGTAAAAGCAAAGTAAGATGAGCAATCCTGATACATACTTTCTCCGCAAAGAAGTGAGCAACTCAGACCTGACAGAATTAAAGAACTTCCTTTATCCTCGTACACAATACGGGGATAAGGAGAAGGCCTTTAAGTTCGGGACTCTTATTGATGCAATGATTACTGAGCAGGATCGTGTCAATTACTACAAATTAACCGTGGATGATGTCGTGTATACAAAGGAAGATTTTGAGTTAGCTACAGAGATGAAAAAAGCGCTCCGGATGGAAGCAAGAAAAGATCAGTTTCTGGCACAAGTACTTGAAAAGTCAGACACACAAAAGTTCATGATCAACAAGAATCAAGAGTTTGAGTACGGGAATTTCAAATACACTCTTGACACGCGTTGTAAATGGGATTGGTGGCTTGCACAATTCGGTTTTGGCGGAGATCTAAAGTCAACATTTGCCGAATCACAGAAGCAATTCAATGAGGCAATTGATTTCTTCGATTGGGATCGTTCACGCGCTTGGTACATGGATATCGCCGGAAGTAATCAAGATTTTATCTATGCTATCTCCAAGAAGAACCTAAAAATATTCAAAGCCTTCATCAAAAGAGGGGACCCGATATATTTGAAAGGAAAGGAGAAGTACGATGAACTAGCCTTCAAGTACTGGATGCTACTAACTTAATAATAGAATAAACAATGAACCTCAACATCACACCAAAAGATCGGATATTCTCCGAGCTAACCGACATAGACGGTTTCCTGAATATCACCATGAGCGAAAACCCGGAAGAAGCACTGCAAAGAGGCAATGATCTAACCGCCTATATTGCACGCACAGGTAAGCTACTTGCAGATGCCAAATACCATCTTAATGAGTCGAAAAACTCCGAAGTAATGGAAACATTAAGGGATACCGCTAAAAATGCCAAAGCAACAGCTAAGGCCGTCAACGCTCTAGTTGATTCTATCTGTCGGGAAGAACAATATCTGGTTGATTGGTGCGAGAGAGCAAATCGAGCTGCTACCCATCAGCTTTCATGGTGTGTAACTGTAATCAGCAAGGCCAAAGAAGAAATGAAAATGGCCGGATTTAATAATAACAACGTAAAACGAAATTTCAATGAATAAACGAGATTCCATCAAATGCATTTTCTGGTTTGTCATAGCGATCCTACTGATTGGTACCGGAAATGCGCAACCACTTAAAAGCGGCATTGCTGCCTTAGGGTGTCTAATAATAATCAGCCTTGCAATATACTCTATCGTCAAGGCAAAAGACGAAAACTTCTAATAACAGAGATGGAGAAGTGGCGGAATTGGTAGACGCTAACGACAATACTAAGCCAGTCAAGCGGTTCGGAGGCTGCAAGCAACCCAAAGACCGAGGTTGCAATGCCCGAAGAAATATCCGATACTGGTTTACCGGTTCGAATCCGGTCTTCTCCACAATATCAATTTTGATAGAATATAAAAGCAATAATCAGCATGGAAAATCCTAAAAATGTAATCGAAAAGGCTTCTTTGAGAGCCGATCGATGCGAGGTAACTTACAAAGAGAAGTATACCGAAGCAAACTACACGAATGAAGTAAGCAAGAAATGTGATCAAATCATTCATAGCGATTTGAAAGCAGCTTTTGCAGCTCTCGTTCCTTTCCTGGTAACTGTTACAGAACAGCCGGAAGCAAAATTATTTAATCGCTCAAATATCGACAGCGTTCCCACAGAAGCAATTCAAAAGGAAATTGATAAATACGTTGTCACCGGTTACTCCCATGGAGGAAGTGATGAATCTGCAGGCGTGACAATCATTGGCCAAAAGATTCTCAAGTCCGGGCAAGTGCTCAATCTCATTGCTCCATTTACCAAATTTTCTTCTGATGATGCCGTAGATGGTTATTCTTATGGTTCAGAACTTGATTTAGCTATTCAACGTTGCGACTGGGAAGTATCTGAGTATTTATTCTCTGAAAAATACGGTGTCAAACAAGAGCAGCTGGATTTCGAATCCGATGCACCCGTTGATGCCAATATTGAGCCAAAGAAGAAAGGCAAGGGAAGAAAGAAGATGAACATAGAGGAAGCAAAAGTATTTGACGAAACGGCGTAATTAGTAACAAATGGAGTGTCGACAAGGCACTCCATACAATAAACCAAAGGCGATGAATATTATTCTAAAAGACAACATGTTTGAGCTACAATTCAAGTACAGACCTATCATCGTTGATAGAATCAAACAGATAGAGGGTCGCAAATACGATGCAATCAGGAAGATATGGAAAGTTCCTGCATCCAAAAGAGTCGAGCTCGAACGTTTAGCATACCAAATAAGACAAATAGAACCGGTTACATGGGGAGGCGATCAATCAGCACATTCGCGTGAAGAAGAAAAAACGTATGATCTTCCCGTTCTCCGTCCTCTTGACCGTCCTCACGGTTTAAAAATAACTCCTTACCCTTATCAGCTAGAAGGAATACAGCGTGGGCTAGAGTTTAAACGATTCATGAACACGGACGAACCGGGTCTGGGCAAAGCTAATCCGCTTTATTCTTTGATTTCAAGCCCTTCAGGATGGATAAAGATGGGAGATATAAAAGTTGGTGATACGATATTCGCAAAAGACGGAAGCATTCAAACCGTAGATGCAATATATCCTCAAGGTTTCCAAAAGACTTATCGCGTTGAAATGAGCGATGGATCATATTCAGATTGTAATCTTGAGCATTTATGGTGTGTTCGTGACCAAAATAGAAGGAGACGTGGAAAAGGCTGGACTGTTAAGACTTTGCAAGAATTGATTAATCAGGGATTAACAAATGAGACAAATGAAAAACGCGCAAATTCAGGTAGGAAACCTTCACTAAAGTGGGAAATACCTGTTTGTGAGCCGGTACAATACAGACGAACAGACTTCTTTATTGATCCATATATTATGGGGTCACTTATTGGGGATGGTTCATTGACAGGAACATCAATCAGTATGTCCTTGCCGGAAGAAAAATATGGGATAGTGAAATATATTCGTTCAATACTACCAGAAGATTATCAAATAAAAAAAGCAATACGGAAGGGTGACTTGCGGTTTGGGATTTCCAGAATTAGCAAAAGAAACGATAATGAATATCATCAAGAGATATCGCGTTATGGATTAAACATTTCTAGTCCAACAAAATTTATTCCATCCGATTATCTGCAGGGAGATATTGAACAGAGAAGAATGCTTTTGGCTGGTTTGATGGACACTGACGGCAGTTGTATTAAAAACAGAACCACATTTCATACAACATCTTTAAGATTGGCAAACGACGTCAAAGAGCTCGTTCAATCATTAGGTGGAATATCAATTGTTAGAGCATACAACAGAACAATCGAAGAAAAGGGGATTGAATATCAAGTAAATATTCGTACTAATTTTAATCCTTTTTTTGCGGTTCCGTATAAATATAACGCGTGGAAGCTAAACAAGGCATTTAGAGTCACACGGTATATAAAATCAGTAAACTTTATCGGGATTTACGAACAGCAATGTATTAAAGTGTCTGCACCTGATAGTCTTTATTTAACTAATGATTTTATTGTTACTCACAATACATTGCAGTCAATTGCAACGATTAACATAGCAAACGCTTTTCCTTGCTTGGTCATTTGCCCTTCATCTTTAAAAATCAATTGGGAACGTGAATGGCACAAGTTTACCGACAAAAAAGCAATGGTATTATCTGATAAGGTACGCGATACATGGCCGTTCTTTTGGCAAACAGGTATGTACCAAGTATTCATTGTCAATTATGAATCACTGAAGAAATACTTTGTGCAGCGAATTAAAAAATCAGAGGGTTGGACCCTTCGCGATGTTGAGTTCAGACAATCAATCGGTCTTTTTAAATCAGTTATCATTGATGAAAGCCATCGCTGTAAATCATCCTCTACCCAACAGGCCAAGTTCTGCAAAGGTATTTGCAAGGGTAAAGAATACATCATTGAATTAACCGGAACACCCGTTGTAAACAAGCCAAAGGATTTAGTACCTCAACTGTCTATACTTGATCGCATGGATGATTTCGGCGGTTATAAAAATTTCGTTGACCGTTTTTGTTCCGGACCAAACGAAGCAAGTAATCTCAAAGAGCTCAATTACTTGCTCTGGACTCATTGCATGTTTCGGCGTGAGAAATCGCTTGTATTGAAAGATCTTCCTGATAAAGTACGTCAGGTTCTCACATGCGAAATAACCAACCGGAAAGAATACAAGGATGCAGAAAGCGATCTTATAAGTTATCTACAGAAGTATAAGAATGCGGATGATGAGAAGATTGCGCGTGCAATGCGTGGAGAAGTGATGGTACGCATCAACATACTTCGTCAGGTAGCGGCCAGAGGAAAAGTAAAAGAAGTTATTGAGTTTGTAAAGGACTTCCGGGAGAACGGTCAGAAGATTATTCTTTTCTGCTCGCTTCATGAAGTTGTAGACCAGCTTAAGAAACATTTCCCTACGGCTGTATCAGTTACCGGGAGAGATTCAGCGGAAGAAAAGCAGGCGGCTGTAGACTCCTTTCAAAAGAACCCAAAAACAGATATTATAATCTGTTCAATCAAAGCTGCCGGAGTCGGGCTTACGCTTACATCATCCTCGAACGTGGCCTTTGTTGAGTTCCCATGGACGTATGCAGACTGTTGCCAATGCGAAGATCGCGCCCATCGTATCGGACAAAAGAATTCGGTTACAGTTTACTATTTCCTGGGAAAAGGGACAATAGATGGAAAAATATATCGAATCATCCAAACCAAGAAGAGTATTGCCAATGCAGTGACCGGTTCCACTGAGGCCATTGAAGAGAATATTGTAGATATGATTGCAAACATCTTTAATTCAAATGACAATGAAGAAGACGAAGAGGCTTTTTAAAGCGATTAATCAGATTCCGCTTGAATCAATCGCTTATATAATATGTATAGCATTTATCGCTATAGCTTCCTACCTGGTTTATTACGCAGCGAATCTTTTATTTTACTGCTCATGAAATACGTAATCACTCAGGTGAAATACTGTACTGAGGAAGGTATTCTGATGGTTGAATGTGATTCTTATCGGGTCCTATACACTACAGACAACCTTTCTCATTTAAGAGGAAAGCTTCACGCTGCTTTTCCGTGTAGAAATATCTATTTCATTTATTACGAAATACATGAAAAAAGAAACTAACAATTTTAAATAGAGCATTATGAAAAGAATGATTAACCCCGTGAGACTATGCATGAACCTAGTGCTAGTCTGTTGGACGCTCTTTGTAGCGCTAGTTGCCAGTATAGTCTTTATAGTTTATTTATTAACTAATAATTAGATAATATGGATAAAATTAATCGCTTAAACATGCTCATTTCAGATGCAGATGAAGCTTACAAAAAGTCAGTTGAAAATATACTTGATGAAATTCTGCCATGCATAGATATGGACTTTAGGCATGAAGTGGCTGAGAAAATTTGTAGGGACAAACATAAAAGTCCAGATGAAATAATTCTTATGCACGACGGAAGGGCTTTTGACAATCCGGCTTTAGTTGATCTCTTAACAGAGAGGATACAAAACACAAGAAAAGAGAACGAAGGACTAAAGCCGTGCATTGATACTCGCTACTGGTGCGAAACGTGTGGATCTCATTCGCACGAAGAGAATCCTAAAAATGGATATTGCTTTGTCTGCAATACAGACAATTGGGAACCTGAGAATTACAGGAATATTTAATTCAAAACCAAAAAATAACTCATCAAACTTGAACCTAATGCTGTATAGGTGAAGCGTATTGAAAGATGAAAATAAAAACAAAGAAAGCCACTCCCAAGAAAGGAATGGCTAATCAAAAAACATTCTTTAGAAAGGCAGAGCAAGATGTTGCTAAAGAAGCTATTTTTCTCCGGCAATATTCTTCTCCAGTCTAACAAGATTGAAAAACGAAATGTGCGCACAGTGAGGACAGGTTGCTGCTACTACTCTAAGGAAGGTTGATTGCCCCCCAAATGATAAACCTGTTCCATTGCTGTCTCTTTCGCCTGCTAAGACGTGAAATTCAGTAGGAGCAAAGTTGTAACCTGCATTCTGTCCGCATACTGGACATTTGAATAAGCCAGCCTTCTTTATTATTTCAGAAGAAATGGCATTGAATTGTTCATCGTTTAATTCCATGACTAATAATTTTTTAAATGTGACATAACAAAAGTAATAATAATTAGGGCACGTTCTCCTATCTTGACGATAAAGTTTTAAATGTGACAGTTTATACTTCTCTTCAGAGACGTGCCCTTTTAATCAAAACTAACCAAAGATGATAACAATAAGCGTAAAGCAGCCGTGGGCATACTTGTTATGTGCCGGCATTAAAGGTATTGAGAACCGAACTTGGAAATTGCCAGAGAAGTACAAAGGGCAAAAGGTTTTGATTCATGCAAGTGCTAAAACGGATAAAGAACCGTATATGCTGTTTGATGATGCACAAATAGATGCAATTGGAAATGATATAATGGATGTAGTCGCTTCTTATCATAATACTTCTGCCATTATCGGGAGTATCGTATTCAGTGACTGCGTGATAAATCACCCATCCATTTGGGCAGAGAAAACTGAAGTAGATTGCACTAATCCCATTAAGTGCGGTTCTTGGAATACTGATAGTTGTCAGGATGGCTGTATCAATCATTATGGATTGAAGAAACCAATATATAACTGGGTATGCGAAGATTCTATTCTATTTGATAAACCTGTTCTAAATGTTAAAGGTAAGTTATCCTTTTGGGATTATCCGAATATCGGATGTGAGCAGGATGAAGACGGCAAGGATGTATGTTGTTGCCATCTAGGTATTCACGAAAAAGATCAAGTCCTATCGTATGGTGGCGGTGATTATCGCTGCAAATATTGCGGTGGAAAATGGCATAAATAATAACTAATAAATAAAAAATATGAAAACAAGATTAGCAAAGAAGATCATTAATACTACAGCTGTATTTGGTAATTGGGATAGCAACTATCAGCCATATTCTGTTTCACAGCAACAAAAAGCGTTGAAAACCATGAAGATTCCAATGTCTGTCAGGAAGACTATATTAGAATATGGGGTGTATGGTAAGTTGCCAAAAGAGTATAGAAAATACAATTCATGTGCTATTGCTAGATCTATGGAATCAAATGGTATGTACCCTAGTAATATGAAGGAATATAGAATGTGTATGAGAAAACTGCTACAGCAATGAAAAGTATATATCAAAGAGTTATAGATCATCGCAAGGGCGACTGCATGCAAGCCGCTATTGCTTCTTTGTTTGATGATGAATATGAGAATGTACCTGCATTTATAGAGAATGATAATATGGGAGAACTATTTGATAAGTATCTAGAATCTAAAGGTTACGTATGCGAAAACGGCCTGTATAATAAAACATGGGGCATCTTACTACATCCAACCGAGGAATGCAAGCGAAAAACTAGATTTTATGAACCGCAGGTGTTGAAGCCCGAAAACATGGGTGAAGGCGTTAATGGGCTATTTTATTGTTCCGTTTTGTCTCCAAAGTATTTTTCTTGGAACGATATGAATATGCATGCTGTAATATGTGATAAGAACTTCAATATTGTGCATGACCCTAATCTAGAATACAGAGGAATAAGAAGTTATCCGTTGGCTTCTGTAATAGGATTTAATGGAATAACAGGAGTTTATAATATTGTGAAGAAATGAAAAGAGAAATATTATTCAGAGGCAAAAGAGCCGATAACGGAGAATGGATATATGGTTATCTAATAGGTAACAATGTAATTGTAGGTGAGGTTGTCGATTTTGATGATGATTACTTCAACACTCAATTTTGGTACAAAGTTGATCCTGAAACAGTTTGTCAGTTTACAGGCTTATCCGACAAAAACGGCACTAAAGTTTTTGAAGGCGATATTATAAAAGCACCTAGCGGGCGTTTGTATGTCGTAATTTGGTCTACATGGATTCATGATGAAAAAAGAAATAAGTTTTTAACTGATCGGTACGAATTTACCGGATGGTGTATTTCAAAAGATGGCATCAACCCTCGCGATACATTAGATTGTGAAACATTAAAAGGTGAAGTCATTGGCAACATATACGACAATCCAGAATTAATAAAATGAAAACCGTAAACAGTTTATCGGGTGGCAAAACATCATCATACATTGCAGTTCATTATCCGGCAGATATTGAAGTGTTTGCGCTTTGCTGTATTGACTGCCATAATGCCGGTGCAGGAATAGACAAGAAGCTAAAGCAGATGGCGAATGATAAACTACAGAAATACTGTAGCCACATGCCGGAGTTTGTGGCCACGTCTGAAGATCCTAAAATTCTTAAGGTGATGTTTGACCTTGAGCAAATGATAGGCCGTGAAATCATTTGGTTGCGAGGAATGGGATGGGAGCAGATGATAAAAACTTATCGCTGCATACCCAATAGGCAAAAACGCATCTGCACCAGCGTGCTAAAGATGCAACCCATCTTTGAATTCCTGTACAAGTATCACGAAATACCGGTTAAAATGCGTATCGGCTACAGGTATGACGAACTAGAACGTGCCGGAAGGTTAAACAATACGTTCAAGTTTGCATATAAAACCGAATGGCAGGATAAGTCAGTACGATGGATAAACAGATGGAAAGAAGTAGAATGGAGAATTGGCGAGTTCCCGCTTATTGATGATAAAATAACTCACTTTCAGATTAAACAGTTTTGGGATGGGTATAATATTGACTTTCCGGAAGATTCAAATTGCCTAAACTGCTTCTGGAAAAATGAAGCTCAACTTCGCAAGAACTTTGATACATCACCGCCAATCATGTGGTGGGCTACGATAGCCGAAGACTTAAATGGGCATACATTCAAAGATAAGTATTCATTAAGACAGATACAGACCATGCCAATTCAAACGGATTTTGTGTTCGGCACAGGATCAGGATGCCAAGCAGGTTTCTGTACGGATTAAAACAATAAGTAATAAATAATTAAAAACAAATCCATGAATGAACTGACAACGAAGGGAACCTACAAAAAAGTAGACCTTACAGTAAACGGAGACAAGACAAGTCAGGCAGTAGCCGCACAGAAAAAGCGTGAAGAGAAATTATTCCCGCTTCGGCTGAACTCAAAGACTGTCATATATGTGAAAAAGGAAAATCAAAATACGCATTACGCTGAAAAAGCGAAAAAGAAAATTGGGATTGAATAGTATGAGAATTATAAATGAAACAATATGCCTTGGGAGGGCTTTGTAAAACCCTGTACGTTATGAGAAAATTTGATTTGTATGACAAAGTAGTCATTATCAAAAAAGGTGAAGAGAATAGAAATGGCTGTATCGTAGGATTCACCACTATGGAAGAAGACGGCTGCATCGTTGATAAACCATCCGGTGTATCTGTAGAGCCGGAAGAACATGCTTACAACGTGTTAATTGGTGAAGTTGAATTTGATTCGCACAATGCCAAAATTGAAATCGAAGAATGCATGGAATCTGAGTTGCAATATAAGAATGATATCGACTATGAAGGAACACCTGAAAACCCTTTTGCCGGTACTAATAAAGCCATATTGGATTTTATGAATAAGAATAGGCTAGAAGGGATGCACATTCAAATGTTTGTAGAGCAGGAATATGATAGGGTGTGCATTTATCGCGATTATTATGAAACGCTAGCCGAAACGGATGAAACCGGAGATTTGAAGCCATAAAAATAGATCCATTATCAGGGAATAGCAATGCTATATATGGGAGCGATGTTGCTTCCATATATAACTTTATAGATATGATAGAAATAATGGATGCGTGTAACGCTTTAATTGATGGCAAAATTGTCATTGCTTATTTTGGAGATAATGATGATTATAAATTTAATCATTTGGCTGCACCTGTGGAAATTCGACTGTTGGGCGATTATTTCAGCACTTATACTTCCCATGGGGGGAACTGTACGAAATTAAGAGAGGGAGACGTGCTCGACGTCCTTCGAGAGAAATTCAATCATTTGAATATCCACCCAGTATGCCTATTGGATATTAGACCAATAAATGAACCAAGCATAAGTCGTTAACTTTCACTATTTTTAAGTACCGGGTATCTCTATATTTGACTATCCGGTACTTGTTTTTTATATTTTATGAGAAACCATTCTCATGAAATCCTATTCAACCGAAAAATGTATTACCTGTGGACGTGAAACCGTTTCTGTAGTCAAAACAGATGATGGATATATATGTTATAACTGTTATGCAGAAAAGCGCAATCCATCAAAGAAGAAGCGTGTAGTCAAGCATGTAGAAGCAGACATGCAAACAGAGTTCTTCGATAAGGTTTTCAAAATATTCCCCACCCTTCCCCGGAAACTTCTTTTTGCAGTACCCAATGGTGGCAGCCGGAACAAAATAGAAGCAGCCAATATGAAGCGCCAAGGCGTTACTTCCGGAGTAGCTGATGTTATTCTACTTATCCCTAAAAAGGGCTATTGTTCGCTATGCTTAGAATTCAAGACTTCAATAGGCCGACAGTCTGATGAACAAAAGGAGTTTCAACGACAAGCAGAAGCATGTCGGAGCAAGTATGTTATTGTTCGATCAGCGATGGAAGCTATTGAGATGATAAAGGAGTATTTGGAATGAATTATTAGGAAAGCCCCGCTTATTTTTTAGCGAGGCTTATCACATTTGTTAATTACCGTGACGCCTTCTACCATGCTACAGTTTCTTTATCAGATTAAACAATATACCTATCCAATTGGTTCGTTTATTAACCCAAACAACCAGGGCAACAATTCCTACTATCCAAGCAATACATCCCGTCCAGATAAACAACTTTTGCCACCAAGATAATTTCCTCTCAACCTCTCTGGTTACAATAGACTGTGTCATAGTCTTCTTTCCCACCGTTGTTTCTTTAACAGGCAAATAAACCGTATCACGTGCTGTTTCAAAGTTGGCTAATAGATTTCCTAGACTATCCAACTTAAACTGTAATTTCACTCTTTTAGTGTGTTCCTCATCGAACCATTTGAGTACAACCTTCCCGTTCTCGTCACACTCCAAGAGCGCTCTTATCCTCGCTGTATCTTCCGGCAAAGGATAGGGCACTAACTTCTCAATAAAAACAGAGTCATACTCCGTGACCGTCGTTACTGACGGCTTTGGAGTACGACATGATGAACAAACAATGCTCATCGCAAGCATGATTGTCACGAAAAGCAATATAACATAAACCCTGTCTCTCATACAATTTCTATTGAAATGTTATCTGCATGTTTAAGCATATCAACGAGGCGTTCCTCGTAGTAAGTAGAGTTAAGAACCTTGCCTACCTGTTTATTCTCACCAACCAATATACAACCGGCTGTATCGGCTGCCGTGTTGCCTCTGTGTATTAGCACACCCTCATAGCCAGGAACGTTAACCAAGCGAGGCAATAACCGTTTAAACTTAGGAGATGTGTTAACAATCACCTTGTACGTTCCTTCAGGAATAGCGGTTTGCCCGGGTATCTTTTTAGTGGCTATTTCAGTAGCACTCATGCCTTTATCCAGTCGGTCAGTATCCTCCAATGTATCACAAAAATAAACTCCATCAACAAACAGTTTTCCAATAGTATAACTGGGCTTGCGAGCTATACGTTTGAGCTGCAACTTTATCATTTCGATTCCTCCTTTCTAACTCCTTCTTCAATAGCATCACCGATATCTTTCTGCTTTGACTTTACCAAGGCAATGATAACTTTCCAAAGACTAAATGAATACTTCACACCCTTATACTCGCAGATGTTTTGAAGAATACTATCCACTTCAAACAGGCAAGCGACACCCATACAAACAGCAGCAACAAGCGTAGGGTTAACACCCAAAGGCTCACCGATAGCTTTGCCAATCAATCCACCGAGCACAAGGTAACAGATATAATCAATCAGCTTGTTTGCAGTTCTTCGTCCAGCTTTACTGTTTCGAATCTTTTCTCCCCTTGCCTGTGCCGCTTTAATTCCGAATCTAAAGTCAACGGCCACTAAAATAACCGCTAACATGATCATCCATCTCAAATCCCAAAACAGGCTCAACATCTCACCTCCGAAGATGATAACCGATGTGCCTTTAATTACATTGCTCTCTTCCATTACTTTTTAATTTAAAATATAATTCGATGAACAAACTTACCTATATCGAGACAGAAGAGCGGCGTTGAGAAGTTGGAAAGCGGTCGCAATACGTGCGAGTAAAAAACAAAACCGCCCCAGCCTAAAAAAAGACTGAGGCGGCACCTACTATAAATAACCAGTAAGTAAGCTTCTACATCACAAATGTAGTCAATTATTCTTTCATCCGTTCCAAATGATTATTAAGAGTTGCTAAATGACATTTTAGCCGCCTGCAGATAGCGGCTTTACTTTTACGTTCAGCAAGCATTTGTTTGATGATATTCTCCTTGCCTGATAACCGGTAAGAAGAATTCTTGCCACCTCCCTTTCGCCCAAGCTTTACCCCCTCGGCCACACGCCTGGCTAAGCCTTCCTTTGTTCGCTGAGAGATAAGATCACGCTCGATCTGTGCCGACAGTCCGAATGCAAAAGCTAATATCTGACTATTGATGTTATTACCTAGCTCATAGCGCTCTTTCACTGTTAACACCGCTGTATCTTTCGTCATGCACTGATTCAGGATGCTCATGATCTGCATGAGGTTCCTACCTAGCCGGCTGATCTCTGATATAATGAGCGTATCTCCTTTCTTCATTTTACGTAGTAATGGCCCGAGCTTACGATCTTTAGCCGCCTTTGTGCCTGAAACAGTTTCAGCAACCCATTTGTCAATCACTAGCCCTTTCTCACGTGCGAAATTATTGATCTCAAATCGTTGATTCTCTACTGTCTGTTTGTCGGTTGATACTCTAATGTATGCGTATGTCAT